TAGTGAAAACAAAGTAAGTGGAATTTTTTACTTTCCCAACTTTACTCTTAATAATTATGTATTATCAGATTTAATAATGAATGACCCAATCTTTTCTTCTATGATGTCTATAGATGAAAGTGATAAAGCTAGCAAGAAAAAAACAAGTATTTATATTCATTTTCGTCATCCAAAGATAGGATATTTGACGGCTAATATTACACCAAAAGTATCAGAAAAAGGTGATAAAGATTTACGTGGTAAAGATATTAGAAATACTTTCAAAATTGGAACAAACTATGTTCGAGTGAAAATAAGTAGTGCTAGAAATATTAAATCTATAGAAACATTTCAAGAAATGTTTTCTAAGTTAATGGTTATCTACAGAGATGAATATCAAAATATTGTAAATATTTATCGTCTATATATTAACGATTTCGATACAACACAACCTTATATTCCAACTGAACAACAAAATCTTAAACTTAAAGATATTGCTCCTGAAGTCTTTGTAAATGGTTATCCTCCAAAGTGTCCATATCAACCAACTATTATTGAAGACGATGAGGTTTTAGAAGCACAAGAAGAAGGAAAAATTGTAATGAGATATCCTCAAACCAATAACGAAGGTTTCATTCCACGTAACTATATTTGTGATCATAAAGAAGCAAAATATCCTGGATTACGAAATAATCCACTAAGTAATAAAGATCAAGTTCCATTTCTACCTTGTTGTTACACGAAGAATCAAGAAGAACGTAAAGGAAGTGTATTTCGTCATTACTACTATGGAGAAGATCTGAGAGAAAGAATAGAAACTAAACAGCAAGATTTAATAACAACAAATAAGTTTGTTCCAAATGATAATTATGGCACACTTCCTGATAATATCACAAAATTATTTGATATCTTTGATTCTCAAGAAGGATATATGTACGTAAGAAAAGGTGTATTTGATACAAAGAGTTCATTCTTAGAATGTGTTATGGAAGGAATGTATGAAGAAACAGGTATTATAGAATTTATAGAAAAAAATCAGAGAGAATCTAGATTGAATAAAGAACGTAATGATAATGCAACATTATCACGAGCAGCTTTGTGTCGTCAAGAAATGTATGACTTTAACACGGATGAAATTATAAGTGCTATAAGAGATCCAGAAGTATATATGGATCCTAAATTATTTACATCTATGTTGGAAGAGATATATAATTGTAACATATATGTTTTCAATCGTATTAATACACCTGATGGTCAATTATCAATTCCACGTCACTTACAAGCTTTCTATAAGACCAAACGTCGTTCTAAATGTGTTTTTATTTATGAACATTTAGGTAGTACGTCTGATCATGCTACTTATCCGCGTTGTGAACTTATAGTACGTTGGAGAATTGGAGGAGGTACAGAAAGTGATGTGTCGTATTATTTTGATTACAACTCCAAAGTTTCTAAAGGGGTAAGAAGTATTTTCAATAATATGAACCAAACGTATTCTTTAAACAGAAAGATTATAGAAATAGAATTCCCAATTGCCAATAAAGATGTTAAATTAATTAATCAGTTTATAGACTCTTACGGTAAGTGTCGTATGATTAGTTTCAAATATGAAAGACAATTTGGAACATTACTTACTTCACCAATACAACCGCTAAACATACCCGAAATAAATAACTTAATGATAGTAAAGTTAGATCTAAATACAGCCTTACAATTCGCTTCAACAATTGGAATTTTAATTTCTGGACAATCTATTGTTAGAGGTGTTGTTAAAGAACTTCACGGTATTCTTGGTAATGTAGTAATTTCTATTCCAGTCGAAGACAATAATCCAATTGATGGTGTCCCTATATTAGACAAAGGAGTAAGTTACTTAGAAAATGATTTTTCAGTTATAGAAAACTATAATCGTTATAAGAAATTAGCCAGATACATTACAGAATATATTTTCTGGCTTTTTTCAAAATATCTACAAGAAGATAGTTCCCGTGACACAAGTTTGAATACAATTAATAATTTTTTCAAAGAAAAGGTTAAGATTGTAAAAGACTTTGAGTATGGACAAGTAGATAAGATATTTTCTATGAATAGCGGTGTTATGTATCGTAAAAAACTAGTAGTGAAATCGGAAGAAACTCTAAAGAGATTAGTTTATATACTTAGAGTTTCTTTATTACGTTTTCGCAAAAAAATCTTGGAATATCATACACATACAGTCATTGAAAACTATTATGTTGATGTTACCGATTTTGATCAACACAATTTTCAAGTTATCCTTCAAGGTGAAAAGTCAGTTGAGAAATGGATTAACGAACAAAATATAAATTACAAACTCTATAATTCTGTTCAACTTGGACTTTTTGAAGTACCATATTTTTTCCAAAATGATTTAGTAGATAAAAATATATATTTAGCACAAAATACTGATGATTTACAAAAAGCAATCGATATATCACGAACGTGGTTAGAGGATAAATACAATCCCGGAAATAATCCGTCTTTATCAAATGAACTTTTTAGATTTACACTTTATCGTTATGTTAATCCAAAAGATATTACTCTCTTTCGTGTTAGTGGTAAACCAACATCTCTTGATATTAAAATATTAGGATATAAAGTTGGAGTCAGATCTCTTTTTACAGTTTTATTACAACTGTAAGTATAATTGAAATTGATATTAAAGATAAAGTTTTTAATATCAAACAAATATGTCATCGAATACCAATAATAAAAGAAGATATCAAAAAATGGATCCTATATCTCATATTTTGAAAAGACCAGATATGTATTGTGGTTCAAATCGTCTTCGAAATAATATAGAATATGTAGCTGAAAAAGGAGAAGAAGGATATCGTATTTTTCGCTCAGAAATATTGTCGTCTCCTGCTATTTTACGTATTTTTATTGAACCTCTTTCAAATGCTATTGATAATGTTGAACGTAGTAGAAAAACTTCTACACCATGTACGAATATCAAAGTTTCTATCAATATGGAAACCGGTGAAACTTCAGTCTGGAATGATGGAGATATTATACCAATAGAAATAAATGAAGAAGAAAGATGTTACAATCATAGTATGATTTTTGGTCAACTTTTAACAGGTTCAAATTATGATGACGAAGAAGAGCGTGTATTAAGTGGACGTAATGGGCTCGGTGCAAAATTAACTAATGTTTTTTCTACTCATTTTAGTGTAAAAGGATGTGATCCAAAAAACCAAAAAATTCTTACACAGAATTGGGTTAACAACATGAAACAGACTGATGGACCACAAGTAAAAAACACAAAACTTACAAAGGGATATACTCAAGTAACATGGATTCCTGACTTTTCTCATTTTGGTTTGAAAGATGGGTATACTCAAGATATTGTAAATCTTTACACACGCTTTATTTTAGATGCAGCAATGCTTTCTAAAGTTAAAGTTTATCTTAATGACGAAATTATTCCAATTAACACTTTAGCAGATTACGCAAGAATGTATGATACACCAACTAATGAAAATTTATATATTAAAACTAAGACATCTGAAGTTTTGCTTACACCATCTCGTGAATATGAGACTATTTCTTTTGTTAATGGTGTATATACGAAATTAGGAGGTCAACATGTAGATGCTTGGTCTGAAGAATTGTTTCGTCCAATTGTGAATAAGTTTAATGGTGTAACAACAAAAAACACATCTCCAAAGAAAAAGAAAACAACTCCCAAAGTCAATATTAGTGATATCCGACAATTTTTTCGACTCTTTGTTGTATCTACAGTGGTTCGTCCTGAATTTGATAGCCAGGATAAAAACAAACTCGAATCTCCTGCTATTGAAGCACAAGTAAAACAATCTCATATTAATAATATTTTAAGATGGTCTGTGATGGACAATATTGAAGAGATTATTCGTGCAAAAGAGATGGTAGTATTAAAAAAAGCTGAGCGTATAACTAAAAAGACTAGAGTTGATGGACTTGATCCAGCTAATAAAGCTGGTAGTAAACACGGTTATAAATGTTCCCTTTTCATTTGTGAGGGACTTTCAGCTAAAACATATGTAGTTGCTGGAATTAAAGAAGGTGTGTACGGACTTTCTGGACGTGATTGGTTTGGAGTTCTACCTGTTACAGGAAAGGTTTTAAATGTACGTAATGCAACTCCTACTTCTGTCGCTTCAAATAAAGTTATTTGTAATTTCATTCATGCTTTAGGAGTTAAGCATGGTGTTGATTATACCGAAGATTCAAACTACAAAAAATTAAATTATGGGCGTATCATTATAATTGCAGATGCTGATTGTGATGGAATACATATAGAAGGATTGATTATGAATGTGATACATTCTTTGTATCCAACTCTTCTAGAAAGAAAAGAACCATTTGTCGTCAGTATGAAAACTCCTATTGCTCGTGTAATTAAGAAACGAAACAATGATATTCTCTTTTATGACGAACGTCGTTTCAATTCTTGGCTTTCAGGACAACAAACAAAAGCAAACATTAAATACTATAAGGGATTAGGTACAACCAAAGCCGAAGATGTTCCTGATACCTTTGGTAAAAAGATGGTCGAATATGTAAATGATGAGAATGCTTTTGCTAATATGCAGAAAGTTTTTCATAAGAAATATGCTGATGCTCGTAAAGAATGGTTAGGAGAGTACAATCCAGAAGCTTATGAATTCTCTCTAGATGATGTAGAAAACAGTACTACAATGACGATTTCTAATTTTATTAACGGAGAGCTTATCAAGTTCTCTCATGCAGATTGTGCACGTAGTATTCCTAACGGTATTGATGGTCTTAAAGAATCTCAACGTAAATTACTTTACGCAGTTAAAAAACGGAACTTAAGATATTCTGGTAAATCACTCAAAGTTGCTCAGTTAGCTGGATATACAGCTGAACATTCAAACTATCATCATGGTGAAAAGAATTTGTTTGATACTATAATTGGTATGGCAAATGAGTTTCCAGGAACAAACAATATTCCTTTACTTTATCGGGATGGAATGTTTGGAACAAGACTTTCAGGTGCAGAAGATGCAGCGGATGGAAGATATATTTTTACTAAGATGGAAGCACTTACAGAGTTAATATATCGCGAAGAAGATGAACCACTTCTTACACCTGTAAATGATGATGGTGATCTAGTACAACCTGAATACTATGTTCCCATTATTCCAATGATATTAGTAAATGGTGTAGTAGCCGGTATTGGCACAGGATGGTCTAGTACAGTTCCTTGTTTCAATCCTCTAGATATAATTTCTGGAATAAAAATTTGGATAGAAAATGACGGTGAGGTTTTCATAGAAGATCCAGATAATCAAAACTCTTTTGTATCTATGTTTCCAGAATTTGTTCCCTGGTATAGAGGATTCAAAGGAGATATTGAAAAGAACAGTGATTCACGTTATATTACATATGGTATTGTTACAGAGAGTAGTCGTGGTGATACTGTAGAAGTGTCAGAATTGCCTATTGGAATGTGGACTGATAAATTTAAAGATTTTGTAGAAGATCTGAAAGCAGATAGAAAGCTGACTAAGGTACAGAATTATTCTACACCTAAAGATGTCAGTTTCATACTTAGTGAATCTGAAAACTTCCATTGTGATCTAAATAGTTTAAAACTACACTCTTATCTGTATATTTCAAACATGGTAATGTTCAATCAAGAGTTTAGGCTTATTAAGTATGAATCTATAGATAAAATATTAGATAACTTTTGTCGTGTAAGATTTGATTATTATGTAAAACGTAAGCGTCATCAAATCGGTTCTCTAGAAACAGAATTACGGTTTCTTGGTAACAAAGAACGTTTTGTTAGAGAAGTTATTAATGAGGAGCTTCTTATTATGAATCAAAAAGAGTC